GATCCTCTATAAGTGGTGGCAAAGGATACTATATTATACTGTGTGGTGATTCCTAAAGGTATGGTAGCAGTGCTACTAACAATATTAACAATACCACCCAACCCAGTAGATCCAACACCAGCAACACTTTCAGAAATATTAAATGCAACATTAGAAACATCATAATTGTTGAATTTAAACTTTTTAGGGAAGAATAATAATCTTCCATCATCACCTGCTACATCCATGTCAAATGAACCTAGATCACCACCAAACTCACCTAAGTCAGTGTTGGTTTCAACTCTACCATATTGATTAAGGAAAATGTTACCAACATCATCATGAAGAGCAGAAACTAATAAAATTTGTCTCTCTTTGGTAAATCTCTTGTCTCTTATGAAAGCAATATACTTTCTATATCTTACGCTTGCTAGAGTAAAACTATCAACAGATTGGAAAGCATCTGTTCTAGCATTACTATTGAAATCTGTACTAATATCATCAATAGTCAATACTCTATTACCAATAGATTCATTAAAATCTTTTAAGATCTTAGAATCAAAAACTAACTCATCAGATATGACTTTAGAATCAATAGTTAAGGTTTTTTCTCTTACTAAGTCAAAATCAAATACTGTGTTCATATCCATGACAGAAATCAAATCATTGATAACCTCAAATTTAGTTTCTGATTGAGAAGTTACTATTCCTACTTCTACTTCATTTCTTATAATTAAATCACTAAATTTTTTAAATCCTGCAGTATGATTTAAAGAAGAGACTGGTTCATTCCACTTATCAAACTCACATTCTGATTTTAAAGAATATGAGAAATATTGATAATAATCACTATCAAATACTCTTTGCAAATTGCTATTTAAGAATCCAGTATTATTTTGGAAACCCTCTTGAACTATAGATGATGAATTAATATCATATAAAGAATTATCCACTAAAACTTCTGTTATAGTTCCTCTAGTTCCTGAAGATTCTCCTATAAAGGATTCTCCAATCTCAAAGTCTTGTGTTGAGGACACTCTAAGATAACCGTAAGAATTATTCCAAGATTGTATAGATCCTCTCTTAGATCCAGAAACAACATCTTCACCTTTCTCAAATTCATCAACTTTCAACTTAATATCAAAAATTGGAAAATCTTTCTCAGCAACTATTTTAGCTGATGAAAGGTTAGGTTGGAAAGTACCTGGAGTTTCACCATCTGCTATTATATTTGATAAGTTGTATCTTACTGTTCCTAATGTTCCACCAATGTTAGGATCTGTTGCTAGAATTTCAAATAATCTAAAATCATAATTCTCACTGTTAAATCCTCTACCAGTGCTACCTACCCCAACACTAACACCCTCAATCATAACTTTCTTACCCACCTCAAATGGATAATTCGCAGCATCACTAAAACTAGCTCCAATTGTTAATGTTACATTTTTATTGCCATCATCATAATCTATACTATTAATAGTAAATCCATTAGAATTACTAGTAGGTATAATTTTAGGAGTAACATTATTCAATGTTTTAGTGTTACTCAAAATACTAACTTGAGTGTCACCTAGTTTATATTCTAGATCAATATCTCCAACTTCTTTATTTGTTATTCCATCTAAAAGAACCAAATCAGGAGCTTCTAGATAATTATTACCAACAGATGTAATACCAATAGAATCTAATGATGTAAGAAGATCTAATTTAATTAACTGTGGTATGTTGGCTTCAGGTCTAAGTGTTCTATCTGCAGAATAATCAAAACCAATATCTTGAATATTTGTTTTACTTATTTGTCCAATAGATCTTCCTCTAGTTTCTAGGATGGCACTATTACCATTTTTTGATATTATAGTGCTTATTCCAGGCAGAGTTCTATATTGATATCCTCTATCTTCAACTTGAACATTAGATATAGCTCCTTCAACATGCTTAGAATTAGTAACATATGATAGTACACCATCAGATGAGACATACTCTAATTTTTGAGGAAGATGAGGGGACACAAATGAAAATGTTGTGGTTCCAACTCCTACTAAAGAATGAGCACCTGTCAAAACACTAGGACTTAATCTAGCAGAGTTAGAATTATTAATATTTTCTGTGTCTCTAATAATTTCAGTTTTAAGTGGTGAATTTAACGTTTTGTTTACTGGAATCAAGTTATAGTATAATACCTTATCAATTTGATTTACATTTTTTATTGTCAAATTAGAATTAGCACTTATACCTACCCCACCAGTTTTAACCACATTAAAATCATCTGTCTTTCCTGATGTTACAAATAAATTACTTAAATTTGAATCATCATAAAGATTGAAATCAAAAGCACTATATGAAACTCCACCATCAATAAATGATAAAGATGAGTCAGAGAGATCAAATAACACTGTTTCATTTCTCTCTAATTTTATTGGAGGATTAATTGGAGAAATAGTTCCAGCAGAGGCACTGGTAATATTAATTACTTTTGGTTCTAAGTGTATTGCATCATAATAATTGTTAGATAACTTTATTGTATTTTTATCTATTACAGCAACATAATAAATTCTATTGTCAACTAAACCACCAGATGAAGTAGTTGCAGTGTGGATAACTTTTTGTCCACTATCATAACCATGTCTAGCAATTGTTATAGTATCATTTCCAATACTTACATCTCCAGAAGCAAATGTTCTAGGATCAATTACTAGTCTTCTATTATAATCATTATATGCTACCTTTATAGTTGTTGTTATTCCTGGTTGAATATTTAATACAATGTCATCATTTACCTTAAGACCATGAGTAGAAGATGTGGATACTGTTACTGATGATCTACTTACTGAACCTGTCAATACATTATCATAGTTGGTTTTAAGACTATGAGATACACCAGTTCCTATTCCAATAAAGAATAGAGTGGATACTGTTGTTGTGCTATCAATTCCCACAAAAGATCCTGTAGAACCTAATCCTACTCTTGAAGTAGCAATTCCAATTAAATCTTTACTAAGTCTAGCTGCAAATACTGTTTGTCCTTGAGATAAGGCAAATCCATCAATTCCATTAGTTGATACTGATACAGCTGCTCCTGCATTAGTAGAATATGTTAAAGCATCTCCAGTTAACAATCCATGATTTTTAATAAAAACAGATTTAGTAGGAATAAATATCTCACTTATACCTGTGCCTGGATTTGAGAATGATAAAGTTGATCCAATTCCAACACCAGAAAGAGTTCCCAATCCAACTGATTCTACTGGATTAAAATACAATTCTTTATTTAATCTTAAATCAGCATTTTCTAATTTGGTTGGAGATATGAAAGAAAAATTTCTTGGTTTTTGTGAAATAAGACTATTTGCTGTATGAGCATTACCCACAGTAGAATTATGTTCTCTAATAACTCTAATTCTAGATAAATCATTCTCAACATTTAATACTTTTACTTGCTCTGTTCCTATTCCTAAAATATCATTTTCTCTTATAGATGAAACACTATCTAAACTAAAATAGGTTACTATGCCAGTTGATGATGATGCATTAACTGATTTGAATAATTTAAAGGTATCAGTAGATATTCCAATAATCTTTGAAGAGTTGTTTCTTATACCTGCAGTGCTTAATCCAGAAACAAATACGTTTTCTACAGCATGAAAACTATGAGGTACAGTAGTATACCCAACAAATTGTCCAGCATATTTTCCTAGTATAAATTCTACATTAGAAAATTCAGTAAATCCAGCACTAACTTGACTTATAGTTTTACCTTGAATAAACTTAACTGATGCTTTAGCTCCATATCCACTTGATCCTGCATCTTCAAAAACTACTTCATCTCCAACTTTATATCTAGATCCACCAGTATTAATTCCTACAGAATCTATAACTCCTGAAGTAGTGGATGTAACAAGAGTACGTTGTTTATGAATATTGCTAGGATTAATAAGAAAATCATAACTAGTATCTTCTAGAAGAAAATTGTATGGTCCAGTATTTCTAACAAAATTTGTCTTATTTAAATCTAAAAGATCTTGATTTGAAGTGCTTTTGAAGTTAAATTCAATTGGTTCATGTTTATATGAATTACCTATAAAATATGGAAACTGTGGTTTTCTAAAGTTTTTGAATGCACCCTCATCATCATTTACACTTGAATTTATTGGTGCAAAATATGCATAAACACCATTGGGATACTCTGGAGTTTTGCAGAATCTACCATTGTGTTCATCTAAATCTTTATCTTCAGAGAAGATGTAATCCTCCACAAAAAATCCCTCAGAGTATATTTGCTCTCCTGTAGCAGTTAGAGGATTAGGTCTTACACTAGATATGGTTGGAGAGTATCCAGACTCAAGAATTTTAATTGGACCCCCAGAAGATCTAGTATATCCATATGGACCATAAATTGGAGCACCATCATATGCCCATCCAATTATTGGAGAATGAGTCACAGATACTTGTTCAATATCTTCTTGTAAATCTAGATCAGCAACAAAAACTTCTTTATCACCTACAGCCTTTTTAACCACCACAGATTGTCTTAATTTTCTAGGGGCATATAGATGTGAGTATTGCAAACCATATTCATCACTTAAACCATTAGAAACTATTCCATCATCAGTAGTAATTTGATCATTTTGTATTAATCTTTCAACACTGTTGATTGTCCATGTTTTTGGATTAGAGAAAAATTTAGCTCCACTTCCGTTAGATGTTACTGTAATATTAGCATCAGTTGAAGTGTGTCCTATGCCAGCATTGATTATCTTTACAGATTCAATACTACCACCTTTTAAGATTGGAATAATTTTAGTTCCTTTTCCTTTTCCTACTAACTTTATATCTGGTGGTGAGTTGTATTCAGTTCCAGAATTCAATACTATAACTTCTGTTAATTTGCCATCAATGCTAATGATTGGAACCAATTGAGCATTCTTTCCACTCTTAGGTGTAAAGGTTGGTTGCCTATTGTAATTAATAACATCTGATGATCCATATCCAATTCCACCACTTTCAATATAAACTGACTTTATAGATCCTCTTACTACAGGACGTAATGATGCATTAAAGTTTTGACCAGATAGAGTAGATACACCTATATGACCAGTTAATGACACTGTAACAGGTGGATAATTGAATTCATGAATACCAGAACCACCAGAGAACAATTCAAGATATTCTTTATTTCTCACATGAAAACTAGCTGGTGTAGAACCAACTCCAACAGCAGATAACTTAAATGAACCCCCATCTACTGCAGTAACATAGTAATCAGTTAAAGTAGAGAGTCCAACTATTGGCGTAGTCTTATTATCATATCTAATCAGTTCTCCTGTCTTATATCCATGATTTGGAATGTTAATTATTCCAGTAGAAGTATTAATTCCAGATGATGTGACAGAAGTTAGTTTATTAGTATAACCAGATCCAGAACTTCCAATACTTATAGAACTAACAACTCTTTTCTTAATAGCACACTTAATCTCTTGTATTCCTACTCCAAAAGCAGTTAAGTTAACACTAGAAATGCCAGAGATAGCATCTGAGAAATTATCATGTAATGATACAGTAGTTGAGTCTTTAATAGAACAAAAATAAGGAGCGTTGGTTGTTAAACCAGATATTGCAGTTTGTTTGTCTGTAATGTAAGTTACAAGTTCTCCATCTCTGAATTTGTGGAATGTAGTGAATCCTATTGTGTTATTTGTAAGATTTACACTTCCTCCAGTTTCAGTAGAATCAAATGTTAAAGAATGATCTTTTTGAATTAAATTAGCAAATGCTATGCATCCAGATCCATTTCCACCACTTACTTTTATGGTAGGTATATCAAGATAGTCAAATCCCTCATCTATTACATCTATTCTCTCTACAGAACCTTGAACTTCACAATAAACAGAAGCTCCAACTCCAACTCCATCTGTAATGTCTAAAATAGGTGGATTTATGACATCATAGTTATCTCCTCCACTAGTAACTGGAATTTCTTCAATAGCACCATAATAAACAACATCATTTGACTTATAATTAAGAATTTCAACTCCATTTACCAAAATACCAGTTTTTCCTCTTGGAGTAGGTTTGCTAACTAAAGCAGATGCTGGAGTATCAATCTTTCTAATTAATTTTTGAGATTGTATTGATTTTTGGGCAAATCTAGTAAGTTCAAATTTATTATCAGTTACAGTTCCACTAAAAGTAACAAATATGTCATTTGAGATGTTTGCACTACTCTTAGAAAGTTTAATAGTATTGATATCTACTTTTTTAACAAAATACTCACTTTCATCAATATCTAACTTGTTATCATCACCACCATTTACGTAAGTAACATTATCACCTGTTATGAGTCCATGATTGTTGATTGTTATTTCAGTATCTTCTACAAATGATCCAGAGAACTTAATATCTGTTTCTCTAATGTCTAAAGCATCATTAAAGTAACTTGGAATTGATGGAGATGCTATGTAAACACAACCTTGGTCCAAATAAGAGTTCTGAATGTTAGTGGTGAAGATACTACTATCAGGATAGTTGCTTAACTTAGCATTTGACAATAATCTTTGAATTTTATATGATCTATTTTCATTCAACTCACCAGAACCCTTAATCAATACTTCTTTAGAACTTATCAGTGAAATTATTTCACAAGATAGTCCATCTATCAAAGCGTCATCACCAGATTTAAAATCATGGTTGTTAATAAGGTTTAATTTGTATGTAAAGTTAGATGAGTCAATAAGTTCAATAGATCCTACATTGTAAGTAGCTGAAATATTGGAAAATAAGTTTTCAGTTACTTGACTCTTAGAAACAGACCCCAATCCTTTTGGTTCAATAATATTTCCTACTTCATTATAAAAACTTCCTCCAAATTCATAATTTAAACGTGACAAAACACCTGTAACCTTAACTTTTACTATATCCTCTGTTCCTCTTCCAGAAAAACCATAAGCAAATGAATTTATTCTTAAATCTTGAGTTGATGAAATATTTTGATCAATTCCAGTGCATCCATAGAATTGATTTAAAGATTTTGATGTATAATTTATAGTGCTAGAAGATCCATCAATATAATCTGCTATCAAAACTCCTGTAGTTCCAAATCCAACTGTTGAATCCACATTCAAAACAGTAGCACCCACAGAAACAGGAGTTACTAATTTAGTGCTAGGATGTATGGAAAAATCACCACTTATTGAATCTAAATTAGGATTAAAGTCTAGACTTAACCTATGATAGGTTTTATCTCCTCTTGTAATTTTTTCTATACCACTAATAGCACCATTTGCCTTAGGGAAATTGAATACATTATCTTGAAATAAGTTTCTATTAATTAAATCTTGAGGATCACCCTCAATAGTTTCTACTACTAATTGTTTTGATACTTTATAATCAGCATTTGATGGTATGAAAAGAAAATCTCTTGGTTTTATAACTTCTACATCCTTTCCATACAAAGCTCTAAACAAAATTTCAAAAGATTGATCTGTTCCCTTTGAGGAGTAAAAATCTTTTGATTGCTTAATGAATAATCTCTTATCTATATCGCTAGAAAGTTGTCTTTCTTCAAATCCTGGTGTAATTTGTTTTTTTACCTTCTTAAAGAATTCTTTTAAGAAAAGAACACTTAAGTTTTTGACAGTTGCATCTGTAGAGTGTGTAGCGATGCCAGATTGAGAAAATACAAGACAATCTGGTTTATTAATACTTCTATATGATGTAATACCACTAAATCCTCTGGCACATCCAGTAAATGAGTTAGTAGTAATTCCAGTATATGTTATAATCTCATCATCAATCTCAAGCAATCCATATGTCTCAGGAAATCCAGTAGTAGATTTAACATCTATGACATCATTTGTTATTCCAACATTACCAGATAAAGTAGTAGAGTCTACAAGGTCTACTAATTCATCAATTTTTATATACTGATCAATATTTTGCAAGAGGTCAAGTGTAGATCCTTGATTTTCTATAGCAGTATAATATTGGTCTAAAAATTCACCAGCAAGTGGAAAATCTGCTCTTATAAAATCTGGCAGTTGATTTTTAACAACTGAACTAATTTTGACTCTTGTATTGTCTGACATTTTATAGTTGTGTTAATTTCTTGCTAGTAAATTAATATGATGATATTGATGTAGTAGAGGAGGAAGATGATGAAGATGCAGTGCTAGTTCCACCTAGAAGTTCCAAATTAGTATCCCCTATCACATATGTATCTGAGGAAAGAATGGTAATATTTTTCCTCTCTTCTTCAGTTAATCTTGCTAAATCACCATTTACATAACTTGAGGTAGCTGTGTAATTAACTCCAGATCTATCATCTCCTGATTCAACATTATCAGCAATCATATCAATGGTACTATTGCTAACATCTAATTGTAGATATAAATCTTTCAATCCAATCACATCATTTGATTTAGGACATCCAGAAACTTCTATAATTGGTATGTCTTGAACTTTTTTAGATGTTCCAACAATATTAATTGGTTTTATCAATATTTCTGCTTTTTGATAATCAATGGTTCCTATATTTCCAGAAACTATGACAGGAGTTCCTCTAGATTGTAATGTGAATAAAAATAGGTTGCCTGTTTTCTTATCTGCATTAGGAAGGTCACTTAAAAAGACAGTTGTGGGTTGTCCAAACACTCTAAATCCAGATGACTTGATATTATATCCATTTATACTCTTTACATAGAATGCATTTCCAAAACACAACTCATATTCTGCATTTGTATTCAAAGCAGGTTTCATATCACGACGCATTTGAATTTTTGTGATATTTGATGTTACAGAGTCACTTGTATTATCTACAACTGCTTGAAATCTACTATATTTAAATTTAGCACCATATTTATTCAATTCAGATGATCTAGCATATGCATTAATATTGTTAGATATTTGCGTTCTAAGAGAATTTGCACTTTGAGTCAAACTTGGGTTAAAATATGCATTAATATCAGCTTCAATGAACAAAAACTTTAAATCTTGTATTTCAGTGACTATTCCAGCAACAGAATATTTTCTTAAAATGTTATTTAAGTTATTTTTGATTGCATCTGGCACAAAAGGTCCAAAAAAGGGTTTTATAGTGATAAAAACCTTCCCATATTTTGGAGGAACCAAATCTTCACCTCCAAAAACTGATACAGACTCAGTTTCAGGGTATATTTTAGGTATGAGTGCCTCATAATCTGCTGCAGTCACTGCTCTATTGAATGTAGAGTAGATTTTGGGAGCATAACGCTTAATTGAGTCCACAGATTCAATTTCTTTACCACCTGTAGAACCATTTATAGTTGTAAATATAGAAATTCCACTACTTACTAGGTTATTATTGTTATCTACAATTCTACCATTGAATGAGAATGAAGAAATATCATTTGCAGCAGCACCAGTGGCTGTAATATATGAAACTTCAATGAAATTAAGTGCTTCTAACTTTTTACCAAAGACACCATCACCAAAAATGAGTTCATATCTCTGATCTTCTACTTCTTGAATGAAATATACACATGAAGAGGAGGTAACTTCTATTAAAGTATCTGAAAATACATATTTTTTAGAAGAAGTGTTTGCTTGAGTCTCACGAACTTGCACTTCTAAGGTAGAAGTGTCAATATTTGGGTTCTGAAGGATGTATCTTGATGGTGGTGCAGGGTTTTCTGCAGAAACAACAAAGTTTGAAGTTAAAAATGTTCCTTCACATATGGTAACATCACCAAAAGTAGCAATTCCATCAACCACAGGCACTGTAATGTCACTTGGAACACAAAATGAGTAACTTTCTGACCCAAAAGTAGCTGCAGAAGTAGCAACTATGCCTTTTTTAAGTGTAAGTGTAACAGGTTTAGTGGTAAATCCAGTTGTATCTACAAAAAATGAAACTAATGCCTTTGCAGAAGTGACAGATCTAGGTGTGTAACCAATATTTCTTGCTAAAGCTACTACATTTTCTCTCAAAGTAGCACTATCAATGAATACCTCATTGCTAATCATGTTAGCATTGTAGGAATTGATGTAAGTATTGTATGCTAATACATCAAGTATGGTGGAAAGATTAGATCCTTCAAAATCGTAGTCAGTAAATTCAGAATTTGATCTCAAATAATCCTTCAAAGAAGTTTTTATTTGGTCAAAATCTAGATTTGTGAAATTAACTAGTGCCATTTATCTAGTTGACTGTAGTGCAAATGCTAATTGTTGAGGAAGAGCATCAATTCCTATGATGTTATATGTAATATTAATATTAAAAGCATTACCTTCAAAGTCAGCAGTTGCTTTTACTGATGTTAATTTTACACGTGGTTCATAATTATCAATGGTATCCCTAATTTCATCCTCAATTAGAGAAGCAGTTATGTCATCCATGTTCTCAAATAGCAATTCATAGACTCTGGAACCAAGATTTGGGTTAAAAAATCTTTCACCAGGTCTAGTAATTACTAAATTCCTTACAGAACGAGCAATAGCAGTCTCATTTTTAGTTGCGATCAAGTCTGAATTGATAGGATTGACCTGAAATGTCATACTCAGGTCCTTAAATCCCCTACTAACCCTTTCTACAGGCATGAAACTACAGTAAATATAAGTTATTTATTCACGTTCTTTTGCTGTTTTCCAAAAATAATTTTCATCATTCCCCAATCCATCTCTATCATGACCATTTTCTACCTGATAAAACTGCGTAGAGACCTTAAAGTCAGGAGTTTTTGGTGTCTCAGGGGTCAAACTATTGTCATATATCCTCATTCTGTTATTTGGATAGAGACAATACTGTCCATTATCTAATTCAATGATGTTATGAGACTTGTGTTCAGCAGGAACTTCACTAGTTGAATAATCAATTCCATCTACATCAGAGTGATAATTGTCAAGAGTACATACATATGTACCAGTTTGATTGCCATAGTCACGAGTATAAACTTCATAGTGCATTGAACCAATAAACTGCTTCTGCACTGCTACTACACCATAGTCCATACAGTTCCAGAACTGTAGGTTATGTAGAGTCATATCAGGATCAGGTGTTTTTGGTTGAGATAAAAATGCTGAAATTGGTAATTTATCAAACATTGCTGCATATTCTGGTAGATATGTTTCAAAATAAAAAGCACGACCAGGCATGCTTTTTGCAGATATCCATACTCCTTTTTCAAACTCACCATGACCACTCTTATGATCTGTAAGGTATTCTTTTCTTACCCAGACATCTATTGCAGGTAAATTTGTAATTAGTGTGCTCATAATTAATTTTCGTTAAGTTCCCAATCTCTTTCATCAGGTCTATAATATGATGTAAGTTCTTCACCTTCTTGAATATCACGAATTGCAAAGAACTCATGTGTTTTTCTATCCCAAAACAAATTTGGAGTATGTGAATGATTTATATAATATTCAGTGTACAACATATTTAAAGGAACATCTAGTATGTAAGATTCTGTCTCTGGATTATACATACACATTCTTTCAATATATTTTTCAATCTTAGATCCAACAAGTTTTTCAACATCTTTCCAATGAACTTCATAATTTTTAAAGTGATTCCAATATTTTTTATTATAAAGGACTTCATCTTGTTTAATAATTTTTAAAGCAAAAACACCAACACCTGCTCCTCCAATTAAACTTGGTTGTAAGCAGGTTTTGATATCTTCAAGTGATGAAATCATCTCGTTGTAACTATAAGGAATCATTTACTTTCCTTGCCCCCTGTACTTTTTCTTTGCTTTGTTAGAACTGGTAGCAGCATACTTGGTGTGCTTACCATATCCTTGACTAGTCTTCTTGGGTATGCTCTCTACAAAGTCATTACCAGAGAGAGATTTACGAATTGGCATTAGTCTTGATCCTCCAGATCTTTCATTACTTTTTCAGATATCGCCAATAGATTGGTGACATGTTTAATGTTTTCTATGGAATGCATCAGGTCAGCAATGTGTTTGCTCACATATGGTTCCTCACTTCTTGCACTAAAAGCAAGAGCATTTCTTAAGTTTTCTTGTGCATCATCCAGTGAGTCTTGCACTTGTTTTGATAGTGTCATGAGAGGCTCCCTAGATAACTCTTGTTTTCTCATGACCCACTCTAATTCTTGGATCACACCAAATCTCCTCACCTTGCTCAATTGCATCCAAGCAGAATGATACATCCTCTCCACACATATCCTGCACTGCCCCAGACTCAAACACTTGCATCTTGGGTGCAAACCAAGGATAAGGTAGATTCTCAAAGACTCCCTTCTTAATCAATACCCATCCAAAACCAGTGTAGTCTACAGTGAAAGGCTTTCTTCTCTTACTGATAGATTCCACAGTCTCATGATTCATGACTCCACCATTCTTTCTGAAATCATCTTCCTCTAACCAGTGAGCAACTGAGGTGGTTGTCCCATCTTCAGTAGCATACCAACCTGCTGAGATCTTTCTCTCATCGCCCTCTGCAGGAATTGCCATGTC